CTTTGATGGCCTCAGACACATAAGTGCTGAGATTATTCCTCTTGACGATGTCCGCTAGTAGGACACCGCCGGAATAATTCTGAAATGGAGCAGCCATTTCTTATTCAGGGATAATGTTTGCGGATGGTCAAGTCACGGACTTGAAATGGTGTCCCACGGGGACTACTTTCCGGCCTCTCTCTTGAGCACGGCTGCAAGATCAGGGTCGGAAGCATCCAAAGCCATTTGCTTTGTTAAGTTAATACTACCCTCTAGCCAAGGATTTGCGATGCCTGCAGCGCCTGCAGTTCCTGTAGAAGGCTTAGCCCCCATCCCAGCCTGAGTGCTTGGCTTGAAATGATGTTCAAAGCCAGAGCCAGGATTTTTTAACTTGGCTAAATAAACACCTAAATCTTGCTCAACGCCACCGTCAAGAACCTTGACGCTGCCATCTTCAGATTTCTTGAGACCGTTCTGCACTAATTGCAGCATCTGCTGAGCATTGATTGCTCCAGCCTGGCTAATTGCAGCTAAAGCAGACGTTTGCATCGCTGCAGTTTCGTTTGAAACTCGAAGCTCTTGTAATTGACGCTCTAAGTCAGCAATTTGTTGCTGCTTGTCTTGAGCAGTTTTGTTGGCTTCTTCCCAGAGAGGTTTCCACTGGCCTTGATCTTCCAGCGTTTTTTGACGCTCTGAACGCATCTTTTCATCAAGAGCATTCATTTTGTCTTTAATACGCTGAAATTTACCTTCAGCTTCTTCAGCACGAGCCTTTTCAGCCTTAATTTGCTGTTCGTAAACAGATAAATCAATGGCAGGAGCTTCAGTCGCAGCCACGGGCTGTTCAGGTGACGCCACGGGCGTCTCCTGGATGACTTGTTCTTCCATTTCAAAAAGTAGATTTACTCTTCTACTTTACTGCTTTTAGCTTTTTTAGTTTCCTTCTTTGCGGCAGAAGCCGAAGATCCCTCTTTTTTGGGAGGATTGATTTCTTCAAAACGAAGTCCCATGACAGTAAAAGGCTGATGTGCCCCTACTGTACCTCTATCGATTGATCTTGCGCTTCAGCTGATGTAGGCAGGATTTCACCCTGTACCAACATATCGCGAAACTCTTCACGATCAATAATGTTGTCTTGGAATAGCTGCGCCATTGCCGTAATGTCTTGACCAATAAGACGCTGAAGATCAAAGTCACGACTGATCTTCACCTTGGGCGGCTCAATGCCCAAATAATTAGCAGCCAAGTTGTAAGACTTTTGCAAACCTGATTCCAAGTCCATAGAAACCATCGACAACATTGAATTAGTGTCGATACGGTCTAGCCGTCGTGCGTCAGCTGATTCAGCTACGAATTTTTGTTGGCTAAGCGTACTAATGCCCAACGTCGCCATTTGTTGCTGTAATTCTTGGATCTCCGCAGATTGCGCTTCAAAAGCACTAGCGGCAGGCTCCACGTAATAGACCTTGTTTCCCGGCTGTGTCGCCATCGCATAATTAACACTGATCGCCATATCCTTAGTCTGATCGTCCCAGCCCTCAAGTACCAGCATCGGTTGTGATGCGATATGCAGGCTATGGATCAAATCAGCTTGGCGCTGGAAATGAGCAAGATTAAGATGAGCAATGTCCAGTAACGGCGGACGACTTGTCATTGTGTCCGTCTTGTTCGCATAGATCGTGACCAGGGGAACTTGATCAAGTGAATACGGCCCAGATTCAATAAGCTCAAACTCCGCTGTAGCGTCTGATTGGTCAAACGAAGAGGGGTATGGAAAGTTCCCTTGCATCGATTTCTTTTGCTCTTCTTGCCGATAGACGCGATAACGACCCGGCTCAATCACACGAATTTGGTCATAAACTTTCTCGCCAAATTCACCGTCAGGAACAACGGCTTTTTCGCCAATACGGACTTGCGTTAGGTTGCCATAGTTGGATTCACGATCCAAGCGCCAGCCATACACTTTGGTTGGATCAACTTCAATCCAATATGGACGACGGTTTAATGCACGCTCTTCTGCAAGGCTTCGGGCTTCTGTTGGAGCGGGAAAGTCAACCAACGTATGGCAATGGCCATAGGTCAACGAACAAATCACTAGACGACGCGCATACTCGTCCAGATCTGAACCGCAACCGTCAACATCTTTGTTAAAAACGTCTGTCCAATATGGATCGCCAACAATATTGATTGGCTTACGCAGAATCAAACCCGCTGCCGCTCGAATCAAACGTTGGGTATAAGGCGTAAAGACAGCACGATTTACACGCGCTAGGTATGCGGAATAATCCTCGCGGGGTTCTAGTGGTAGGAATGCTTCGCTGTTATCACGTAAATACTCAGTGCCGGAGACCACGGCTTTCATAATCTCCCAGCCCTTCATTTGATCGATCACCGCTCGGGTGCGAACAAATGGGCTGTCAACTGATCCTAAATAGGAAGAGCTGACAAGATGTGTCCTGACTGAGCCGGGAACGGAATAAGTCATGTCACCATTTTACCTTGTTAGCCCAATATGCGGCACTCATTTTGCCTTTTGCGATGTTTTTGGCGTGCCTTGCCTTAAAGCTAGCTCTTTTGTCTTTCATTGCTTGGCTTTCTCCTGCTTTTGGCTTACCCGCAGTCTTTGCACCTTGCTCGCCAAAACGAATAAGTTTTACTTTGTCGCCTTCTTTTGCTAAAACAACGTGACTTTTTTCAGGGTGATCTGAAGTTCTTTTAGGTTTGTTAAAACCGCTTACGCCGTAACGCTCAAATCGCGGGTCTTTCTTGGCCATTATTAATTACTTTTTGCCTTTCTTGGGCTGCTTTTTAGCCGTTTTAGCTGCTTTCTTGAAGTCTTTTGCAGTTGGTGCGCCAGGATCACCCGCTTTTCTCATCTTTTCACCTGATCCAGCCGCAATGCGCTTCTTCTTTGCCGCAATATTGTCGTATAAACCCTTTTTTTTCTTGGCAGGACGGCCCTTTTTGCTTCCGTAGGTTCCAGCTCCTTGGGGCATGACAACGATTAGCTTTGCCCTATTCTAGCCTTTCGTACCAGCCAACAACCACATTGAAGTGCCCAAAATGCGGATCGTTTCGCGTGCGTGTCGTTGTGACTAAAAAAACTGTTGAAGGGCCTTACGAAACAGTGCGTCGTAGGCGCTGCACTAGCTGTGACTTTCGTTGGTACACCGCGCAGGCTCCAGAAGTAAACATTGGCCCGTACATATCGTGGGCTGGTACTGGGGATCAAGTCAGGGTGATGTTGCCACATTCAGAACCTGCTTAATACAACCGATAAGATGTAGTACCTAAAGTTTCTGGCTTTGCAAGGTTAAATTGTTGCAAAACTAGATAGCCGAATGCGTCAAATGCGTGGTCTACTCCTAAATTTTTGTTTGGTAGACCCGTGTTTGGCGTATAAGTTAACGTTCTTAAATCCTTGATTAACTGCTTGCACCGTGGATGAATCACGGTTCTTCGCGTCCCAGCAGCATCAAGTAGGGCAGTATTGACTGCTGTAATCTTGTCCCGGATTTTCCATGGTGCTTTAGGTGATTGCACTGTGAAGCCGCTACGACGCAAAATTGTGTGGTCCGTTACGCCAATACCACTTGTCTTTCGTGCCCCACCTGTAGGGTCTGGACACGCAATAATCCTCCGGTCCACACCATATCTACGCACAACCTCGTCCGCAAAATCCCAGGTTGTTGCACCGCCAGTCAACATAATCTCGTCGAAGACATATAAAGTCTCCCCATCCCTGACCGCGCAAATACCACTCATTGGATCGACGTTAAAATCAACCCCAAGCAATAATGGCTGGATACTTATATCCCTGGCGTCTGTAGAGATATTCTCATCGCTGAAACTGATCGCAACAAGACCCGTAAGATTCTCAAAACTAGCCTCAAATTCTTGACGGAATGTTCTCGTATCAAGTTGGGCGCGGGCTGCCTCAACTTCATGCTTACTGACATTCCCCCCATCAATTGTTGTATAACTCCATCTCTCCCATAACCCTGTCGCATCCTCTGGCACATAACACCACAAGTCATAAAACCAACTAGCTGTGCCGTCTGGTGTTGAAATAAATAACGCCCACCCCTCCTTATCTGCTAACGCAGGCCGAATTACCTCAAACCATACGTCCGAACTCATAAAAGCAGCCTCGTCCAATACAACACCAGATAAACTGCGACCCCGTAAAGCCATCGCATTCTCTGTTCCCTTTAATTCGATCGTTGATCCATTGATCAATTCAATCCGTAAATCAGTCTCGTTCTTACTCTTGATCCAAACTTGAGGCACAAGCTTCTTTAATGCTCGCCATGCAATATCTTTTGCCATCCGATAAGTCGGAGCACAATAAAAAAACGTCTCCCCAGGACGATTTATCGCTCCACGCACCAACTCAACACAAGACAAATACGATTTGCCGAATCTTCGGCCTGCTACAAGAACTCTGAAGCGTTTTTCGCACGAAAAGACTTGGCCTTGAGCCCATCGAAGCTCTATTGGTGCGGTTTTTTGGCTCATAAATGCCACATTACACAGATTCTTGACCCCGGCCCCCCTAATACAAGGCTAGAAGCCTTCTTACCAGTTAAGATCTTGGAAAAGGTCGTATCAAACATGACTCAAGACGAACGCCGCTCCAATAATGCAAAAGAGGATCGGGTGCGGCGTTTATATCGTCGGCAACTAGAGGGTTTGTCTGCTAGGGCGCTTGTTTATGAACATGTTGAGCGGGAACAGGTCAGTATCAATACTGCTTGGCGCGATTGGGCAGAAGTAAAGCTTCTCGTTGATGAAGACTGGAAGTCTGATCGCGAAAATATGCTGGCGCGACTTCAGCACATGCGTACCAAACTCTTTAATCAGGCGATTAAGAAGGGGCAATTGCAGACCGCAAGTCAGGTGCTGGATTCCATTGGACGGGTTATCGGTGAGTCCACTGAAGTCGTCAATATTCAGGCGCCTGATTTGACTATTAAAATTCAGGGCAAGGACGACTGATAACGTCCCAAACGCAACCCCCACCCCCCGCCTCCACTGACTGTGGGGGCTTTTTTACGCAAGTGGATTCTGTTTGGCGGATATATATGCAGGGTATATGAGTTACCCCTGCGCCGCTGGCAACTGCAACCCTACCCCAGTAGTACACACCGACTACTAGGTAGCAGGTAGTACATGCAGACTAGCCAAGCTGTAACATATTACAATATTAAGATATAATTATTTCAGCCAAGCTGTAACATATTACAATATTAAGAAATAATTATTTCCAGCTGACGCAATCGCAATTTGCCGTGCTACCGACTACAATAATAGGTAAGGAAGAGACACATCTTCCTTCTCGCAACACTCTGGGAGCCAATCCACCTCATCCCTTCTCAACCCTGGCAAGTCTCCCCGC